CTTTTTGGGTTTAGGTGTTTTGACTAGAGCTATGTCTGCACAGGGGTTTAGTTACAAGAAGGAAGAGTATGCCACTGTCCTTAAGTTTCTAGAGACTCTAGGTGTGGGTATCCTTAAAAAGAATCATAAGGGTAAGATCCTAGGCCTAAGTGGTATTAAATTAACTCTAAAGTCTCTAGGAACAGCTGCTTTTGGTAACTCTCATCTCGATAATTACCATGTTAAAAACCGATTTGGGAACCTTCCAGCTCCAAAGCCTAGAAGCTTTAAGGTTGAAAGGCCTGTCTTAGTTAAACCTCTTTCTATTAGTTTTGAACACAATGGTAAACAAATTAAGTTGCCTATTCCAATGGATCTTTCCAACTCTGATATAGCTGATTTGATCACAAAGTTAAGATAAAATAATATCTGACACATCTTGTAGGTTTTTGTGCTGTTTGTTATTCTTTAATTAAGGAACAAACAGTATATGTGGAGACGATTCGTAAAGTGGTATATCAGAACAGCAGGTCAATGTAGGACGACTTTCGTAGGAAAGAGACACCAACAACGACTTGATGATTTGAGCCACTACAGTAGTCATCCATGGGAGAGATAATATGATCGAAATCAATGGACCTGCAAATATTGTCATGATGTTAAACGCTTTAGATACAACTGATAACAGTGAGTTTCAGAAAGAGATGTTCGAGAAGATTCGTAGAGAAGCCATGATTACTATCAACTATATCATGAAGCTTAAGAACGAATCACGTGTCACTTATGGTGATGTAAAGAGAGATTACAAGGAAGTAACGGAGGAATCATGATCACTATTATATGCCTAATGATTCTAATGTCGGATTATGAATCCAAGGAGTATTTATCATGAAAGACCACAAATGTGTAGTCTGTGACACATTGACACAGATGAGAATTGACGATAATCTAGTTTGTAGTAGTCACTATAAAGATCTTTATGAGCTAAGAGAACTAAAGCTTATTAGGGCTCTTCTTGATAAAGAAACTAATCATAAGGATGATGCAAAATGTCAATAAATATCAAAGATATGATGTCTAGAGAAGAAAAACTAGCGTTTCAAGCCCAGGAACGAGCTAAGAACCTAGCCGAGCGCATGAAACTAGAGCAGCAGGGTAAAGTGCCTCCCCTAGGGGTCAGTACGCCTCAAAACACAAATAGCTCTTCTCTGAACCATCAAGCACATATTGCACAGGTAATGCCTCAAGCCTTGACCATTGAGCAGTTACAAGAAGAGCTTTTTAAACGTAAGAAAGAGTTAGTAGAGAAAGTAGACAATATGGTACTTGATGCTAATAGTTATAGAGTTAATACGGCTACGATCCGCCTCTTAACTGAGGATAAGAGCCCAAAAGAGCGTCTAAACTATGCTGGAAACATCTCTATCGTAACCAATGTACCGATTATTGTGGTTGTTTGTTATCTAGGTGAGATGTATGGGTTCTCAGATGAACTAAACGAGAAATTAGCCTCTTTAATGAGCTTCTATACAGTAACCGAAGTACTGAATGTGAGGAAATAACCTATGATTACAAATAAAGTAATTGCAGATTTGAATCCTTGTTCTAATAGACATGAAAATTATCTAAATTTTTATAAGAATAAATCATATAGTAAACGTCAATTTATGGGTCTTAAGAATATTACTCATGAAGATAAACTGTGGGTAGTGTTTCGATTATTGTCTAAAGAAAATATCCAATTAGCTGCAGCCGATATCGCAGAAAGTGTACTTCACATTTTTGAAAGTAAATATCCAAATGATAATCGCCCTCGATTAGCTATTGAAGCAGCACGTAACACTAAAATGAATTCACAAGAGAAAGTAGATGCTGCCAGGTGTGCTGCTGATGCTGCCTACGCTGCCAATACTGCCAGGTGTGCTGCTGATGCTGCCTACGCTGCTGCCAATGCTGCCTATGCCTGGTCTGCTGCTGATGCTGCCTACGCTGCTGCCAATGCTGCCTATGCCTGGTCTGCTGCCAATGCTTCAAATAAACTAAAACAAGAAAAACTTATCCGAACTATATTATTAAAATATTGGAAAGAGAGTAAATAATGGAACCCTTTGATATTCAATTAGTCACAGAAGGTGGATGGAAAGAGTGGGCCGAAGTGTTTCCTTCAAAAGAAGGTCTTTTAATAGGCTTTCAAGGAAAATTGTTTCATTTCATAGAGATGTCTTTAGAAAATAAACGCATTATCATTAAAAGCCAGATAAAACTAATCAATGTAAAGGCAATATGATAGCCATAAAGTACATAGCACTACTCTTAATATGGTCTATCTCCTTAATCTTAGTTATCACATCACATATAGCTGACAAGAGAGGTGTTGAATGAAATACGACTTAGAGTGTCAATACTGCGGAGATAAGCAGACAATTAACGCGTATCATCAAAGTCAAATAGAACACGCAGTTTGTATTAAATGCAAAGATTCAAGCCTAACAGTTAGAGAACACAAAGAGAAGGTAGACTACTACCAAGGTAGTCCAGCTTTTCAAGATCCTATTAAGAAACCAGAGACTCCTAAAGTAATGCCCAAAGAATTAGCCTCAGACCAAGATAAAACTAAAGAAGTTGAGCGTCCAGAAGACACTGGTGGTGAGTTTGATATGTTCAGATTATTTAAAGGCATTCCTTAGCAACAGAATTACATGTTTTTGTTACTATAGACTTTAGTTAATAACATCCGCTATTAGAGGGATCATATGAAGTATACAACAAAACAGGCAGCAGAATATCTTAACATTTCAAAGACTTACTTAAGAAATATGCGTCATTTGCAACATACTTATGATGGTCCAGAGTATCAAAAAGATAAGCATCCAAGAGGTATTGCTTGTTATTATACTAAAGAATCATTAGATATGTGGCTTAAAAACCACACACTCAAGTCCAAAAAAGCTGCTTAGATAGACTGTGTGACAAGGGTAGAGCTTGAGATATCCTCAAATTCTTCCCTCTATCACGCCCCTAGTCGTATTAGAGGTGAGTCGGAGCTATATGCGACCGATATTACTAGGGTTTTAAGGATATCTAAATGGCTAATCGTAATTTTGCTTCCAGTCGTATGTTTACCGGGCATGTAATGCCTGTTTTAATTGATACTACTTTCACAGTAGCTCCAGCCAATGGTCTGGGCGTTACTTCAATGGTAGGTCCTTATGTGCAGAACGTTTTCATGCACACGAGCACTACCCCAGCTGTCGGTAATTCTAACCCAGCTACCCCAAATGTCGTCATCACGAACTCAAATCCAGCTAACGGAACTATCGTAATTCAGTTACAAGATAATTACAACAAGTGTTATGTAGTTGGGCATTCTATTATATCCGCTAACGGAACTGCAGTAGCTATTACCGCGGCTTCTAACAACCTCACAGTAGGCGTAGCATATACAATCACCGTATTAGGTGATGCTACTACCGCTAACTGGAGAACTGTAGGAGTTCCAGTCGGAATCACCCCAGCAGTAGGCGTATCTTTTATTGCTCTAGCTACAGGCGCTGGTGCAGGAACAACTGCTCGCGTAGCTCCAACTGCAACCACAGGATCTGCAGTGGCATCTATCGAAGTGGTTGGACAACCTAACCTCACTATGGCTCCAGACCCAACAACGACTCAAGGATACGGCGCATCAGTAATTCTTCAGTGCCGTGACTATGCAGGTGCTCTAGTAGCTCCAGCAACAGGCTCTATCATCAGCGTAAGCCTGCTTCTGAGCAACAGCTCTGTATTAATCGGCGGCGAATAAACAAGTTTGTGATTGGAAGGTGCTCAGGACTAATTTCCCTGAGCTAAGTGCAGGTAAAGCTGCGGCCATCCCCCACACTAACGGCGTTACTACAAGAGGCGGGGAGTAGAGTTCAAACAGTTGATACCCCCGCCTAGTTTTTGAGGCTTATAAATGGCGATCCCTGCAGCTCCAAATTCAGTCACATTACAAACAGCTAATGCTCAGAACTTGATTCAGTGGAGTGCCTCAGCAGGTGCCACTTCTTATGACATTCAGCGTTCATTAGATGGAGTAAACTTCACTAGTTTAACAACTTCAGTCTCTACGTCGTACTTAGATGCTGCAGTCTCAATCGGAGTTGAATACTGGTATCAAGTAGCCTCAGTCAATGCATCAGGCACAAGCCCTTATATGGCTCCAACAGAGCTGCCAAATTCATTAGTCCCAGCTCCTATAGCTGAGATGGCTTTAGCTACCTTAAGACTCACTGCACAACAAAAAGCTGATAGAATCAACTCAGGTTTCGTCACTAAGCAAGAATGGAATCAGTTCATAGGTCTAGCAATGTATGAGCTTTATGATCTTCTGATTACCACTTATGAAGATTATTATCTCGCTCCACTAGCTCAATTTACTTCAGATGGGTCAACTTATTTCTATCCACTACCTGATGGATCTATTACCTTCACAAATTCAGTATCTGGACAGACATACATTGCACCACCTCTATACAAGCTTATCGGTGTAGATTTAGGCCTAAACAGCGCCAACAATGCATGGGTTACAGTAGATAAGTTTAATACAATGGATAGAAATCAGTTCGTCTATCCTAATACAGCCTCTACAATCTATGGTGTATTCAATTTAAGATATAGGATGTTTGGCAATAAGATGGAGTTCATTCCAACCCCATCAGCTAATCAGCCTATAAGACTTTGGTATGTACCAAGACTCCCACAGTTACTACAAGACACAGATCTCTCTACTATTGGG